CCTGGCATAATGACCGCCCTTGTTGTCATTATGCCAGGTGACACCATAGTGCTCACACTACCACCCTAAAACACTTCAACTTGCCCTAAATCCAGCCGATACCTCAACTGGAGGTAATCGTGGACTTCTCAAAACTGTTCGGTATTCTTTCAATCTTAGAACTGGTGATTAAAAAGATCTCAAAACTAAACAAGGGCAAAAAAAATGCGACGCAAACCCCTGAGTAAATCAAACTCTCGCCGCACCTTCAAAAAAGCCACCGGCGTTCATACAGCCAATAAACTCAATCCCCGCAAATTCCGCGGCGGAATTCGCCTTTAAACCAAAAAAAAAGGACATACACTGTGCGGTGTACATCCCCTAGGACCGTTGGCTTCCAAGCTGACGGTAAAACTCTTTGTTGGTCCCAAAAAAACCGTAGCAAAGAGTACGTAGCCTTTCAATTACCCTGTGGAAAATGCATTCAATGCAGACTAGAATACGCCCGCCAATGGGCCGTTCGGTGCGTTCATGAAGCCGAAATGCACCCTCGGAACTCGTTCATCACTCTTACATACGATGAACAGAACCTGAAAAATCCTAAACTGGACTATGAAGAGTTCCAACTTTTCATGAAACGACTCAGGAAAACTCAAAATGACCCAATCGGACACTTCACAACCGGCGAATATGGAGAAAAATCCGGCCGGAAACACTGGCACACCCTACTCTTTAACTACATGCCTGGAGATGCTGTCCCTAGCCGAAAAACTGAACGAGGAGATCAAATCTTCTCTTCTAAAATTCTCGAGAGCCTTTGGCCTAAAGGCCGAAGTGAAATCGGCCTTATTACGTTCGAATCTGCTGGCTACACTGCACGCTACGCTGCAAAAAAACTTACCTTTGGCCACGACGGCACCCATGATTTCGAACCCATCTCAAAAAAATCAAACAAAAACGCTATAGGCAAAAAATGGATTGAACGTTGGTACGAATCTGTATTCACTCAAGGCAACATAATACTCCCTGATGGAAACACTTGTTCAATTCCTCGGTATTACGAAAAATGGCTCAAAGAAAATCAACCCGCTCGCTGGTTACGTTATGTTACAACTAAAAAATTAGAGCTCATTCAACACGCGGAGGAAACCGCTAGAAAGGAGAATACAGAATATTGGAATGAGGCCGATCAAAGGCCGCTTCACTATCCACCGACTCTGCATCCTCAACAAATAAAAGCCGAGATTAATCTGGAAAGGTTTAATCGGCTAAAACAGACTTCCAAATTATAGGTAAACAAAAATGCTAGGAAATAGATTTTCACAACACTCCTTCGCCCAGGTACCTGATGTCAAAATGGCTCGATCGCAATTCGATCGAAGCTATTCGATCAAAGATACTTTTAACTTCGACTTCCTCGTTCCTATATTCATCGACGAAATCATTCCGGGCGACACCTCAAACTTAAACGTTAATGTATTCGCCCGTCTCGCTACTCAAAAAGTTCCTATCATGGACAATATGTATATCGACTACTTCTTCTTCTTCGTCCCAAATCGTCTGATTTGGCAGAACTGGGAAAGATTCAATGGCGCACAAGATAACCCTGGCGACTCAACGGACTTCATCCTTCCGTCTATCACCGCTCCAGCATCCGGCGGTTTCACCGTCGGTTCGATCTACGATAAAATGGGCCTTCCTACTGGCATTAATAGCCTTAAAATTAATAATGCCCTTCCTCTTAGGGCTTATAACTTGGTCTACAACGAATGGTTCAGAGACCAAAACTTCCAAAACTCACTTCCTGTATTGAAGGATAACGGTCCCGACCCAGTTTCAAACTACAATCTCGTAAAGCGCGGTAAGCGCCATGATTACTTCACTTCTTGTCTTCCGAGTCCTCAAAAAGGACCGGCCGTTCAGCTGCCCCTTGGCACGACAGCACCTGTAATCATGAATCAAACAACTGGTATCAATCCTAAAATCAGATTGGCCGCCTCTAATGCTCTCGCCGGCGACAATCCGCTTGCTTCAATAACTACAGGAGGTACTGGAGGCAATCTGGGTCCTTCTGCCGGCGGCTCTGCCTATAAGTTCGACCCAAATGGAACTCTGTTCGCTGATCTTTCAGCTTCGACCGCCGCAACCATAAATCAACTTCGCGAAGCTTTCGCGATGCAATCACTCTTTGAACTCGACGCTCGCGGAGGCACTCGGTATGTCGAAATCCTTCAAGCTCATTTCAACGTTGTCTCTCCTGACTTCCGCCTTAACCGACCGGAATATCTCGGTGGCGGACAAACTCGTATTAATTCACACCCTGTTGCGAAAACTGACCAGACTTCTGGAACTGCACCACAAGCCTCCCTGGCCGCCTTCGGAACTAGCTCTTCTCAAGGAAAAAATATTGGCTTTACAAAATCATTTGTTGAGCACGGCTATGTTATTGGACTCGCGTGCGCTCGGGCAGATATCACTTACCAGCAAGGTCTTAACCGAATGTGGAATCGACGGACCCGTTACGACTTCTTTTGGCCAAAACTCCAAGAGCTCGGAGAGCAAGCCGTCCTAAACAAAGAAATATACGCACAAGGAATTCCCGCAGATGAAACGGTCTTTGGATATGCAGAACGCTATGCCGAATACAGATATTCCCCATCGCAGATCAAAGGCGAATTCCGTTCTACGTTCGCCACTCCTCTCGACTTCTGGCACTTGGCCGAAAAATTCTCGGCAGTCCCGGCACTCAATGCAACCTTCATTCAATCCTCCACGCCTATCGAAAGAGCGATCGCGGTAACGACAGCTCCGCATCTTCTATTCGATTGCTTCTTCTCCTACAAACATGCACGGCCGATCATGGCTTACTCGGTGCCTGCGTCTATCGGGAGGTTCTAATGGACTTCGGTAATCTACTCGGAGGAACGATCGGAGGGCTCTTCAACTATGTTGGCCAACGACAGGCCAACGACAAAAATATGGACATTTCTGTCGGTAACCAGATGTTCCAGGAACGGATGTCTAACAGTGCCCATCAACGAGAAGTCGAGGACCTAAAGCTAGCAGGTTTAAATCCTATACTCTCTGCGAATGCAGGCGCATCAACTCCGACCGGCTCTCAGGCCGTAATGGAGAATACGATGTCCGGAATGGCTTCTGCCGCCTCTGAAATTTACCAGCAAAATTTTCAGCGAAAAAAACAAACAAAAGAGATCGAGCTAATGGACGCTCAAGAGCGAAGCACTGCGGCTCAAGCATTGCAGTCCGCTGCTTTGACCCGCAAAGCGGACATGGAAACGAAAGTCCTTTCCAAAGGCGTTCCTGGCGCCGATCTTCAGAACGACATCTACAAAACATTTCTCAAGCCAGTGGTTGAGAAACTCAAAGAATCAACTCAGTCCACTCCGACTTGGAAAGATAAACAGATGCAAAACTTCAACCGCCGAATACAGGATGAAAATCCGGGCGTAAAAATTAGGGGAATGCGATGAAAGACTTATCAAAAAAGATCACCGTCCGTAAGGACGGAACTGTAGACGTGGAAACCGTCAATACAGAACCAACTAAAACGCGCGTTGAGCTTCAAGATCAATGCGACGTAAATCTAATCATCAAAAAATATCAAGAAACAGGAGAACTTTCACACATCAACAACCGGCAAAACGGCGTTTACGCCGATCTAAGCAATATGCCGGACTATCAACAATCTCTCGATATGATCATCACCGCCGAAACGGCGTTCATGGATCTCCCAAGCTCGCTTCGCGAGCGATTCGAGAACGACCCAGCGAAGCTGGTAAAATTCATGTCTGACGAAAGAAATTTTGAGGAAGCTATCAAACTCGGATTAGTAAACAAAAAAGATATAACGCTAAATCAGGCTCCAAACGACGAACAAAAAACCAAAAACAAAACGACGACAGAGCCTAAAAAAGCAGCAAAAATATCAGAAACAACTAAATCCGAAACACGGCTCGACGAACAGTAATCTGTTCGTGAGCAAGCAAGGCCGGAGGCCGCGCAGAAAGGCCGCCAATGCCCACAGGCGGCCACGGACCCACAAGGATGTGGGTCACTAGCCTCTGGCGTCTGAAAGGGCGCTGGAAGCGCGACAGGCGGGGTTCCAGGGGGGGACGGGCCAGTCCCCCCCTGGTCACACTAAAAATAATAATTAAAATTAGAACTCACTTTACTTTTGGTGGGCCGAACGTAAGTTCGGCCCACCAAGAACTCTTACTGAAAGGTAAAACAATGGAACTACGTGCCTACACAATTCGCGACACAAAAGCGGAAGCTTTTGGAGCTCCCTTCTTTCAGAAAACTCACGGCGAAGCCGAACGAAACTTCACGGCCCTGGTCCGTGACTCACAATCAATGCTCTACAAATTCCCTGATGACTACGATCTCTACTACCTCGGCACCTATAACGACGCCGATGGTAAATTCACACTACTTGACGCCCCAGAACACCTTCTGAAGGCCGCTTTAATAGCTGGCCAAAACTAACTACTTCCGACCTGGCATAATGACCGCCCTTGTTGTCATTATGCCAGGTG